ATATTATCTATCATGATTTCACCATATATAAAGTACCAGCATCTTTAGTGGTAACAGCATCATACTCGGCTTGTGTGCCTGTCCATACCTTTAAAACACCTCCGCTGTTTTGGTCTATAATAGCAGTATTATCTTTGATAGCTTTCCCTATAGAGGTACCCATCGTATCTATTTGAGTTTTAGTATAAACAACAGTCATATTACGCGAGCGCTCCATATAATGCAGCAGTAAAATCAGTTACCCCAGTAGCCTCAATAAGACCATTAAGTTTAGTTTGTTGACTGTCAGTAAAAACGTTTGTATTAGCATTACTTTCATACTTAGTCTTAATGCTCGCTGCCGTATCGCCTGCAATTTCAGAGTTAGATTTTATAAACACGTTATCATTAACATCATAAATCCATAATTCAACATCACTACCAACACCAGCATCAACGTGAGCGTATGAACCAGTAGATGCTGATACTACGGGAATAGCAGTAGATGTTGTGTACGTGCCCATAAACTTTGATGATTCTAGGCCAGACAGTTTAGTGCGTTCAGCGTCTGTTAGTATGTTTCTATCAAATAACGCATCAATAGCAGTAGCTATTGATGCTGGATTTGTAGCGTCTTTAATACGACCGCCAATGACCGTACCCATCGCATCTTGTTGGCTTTTGGTGTAAAACAGCGACATATATCCTCTCTTATTATAGTTTATTAATAGCTGAATCTAATGCTGATGTGAAACTCAATATATCATCAGGTTTTTCTATTTCTGCATATAATCCGTCTATTTGTTGTTTTATTACATTGTTAATATCACTTGATATTAATATGTCAGAATTTGAAAATGTTTTTTGGTGTATTTCATTTATAGCTGATACCAAATCTATTTTCTCATTAGTATTTAGTATCGACACGTCACCTACATTTGATACAATATCACCAATGTCGGCACCTATCAGGTTTGCTAACTCAATTACCCGCTCGTTGAATGTCATTTACGTTACACCTTTTGCTATTTTATAGTATGATGTATAATCAACATCTTCTACTGTTTCTACTGTCGTTGTATTTACAAAGTCTGCCGATAAATCATAACTGTCGTCTAATATCATTTCGATAACAGGGAATGATAACTCAATAGAGTGTGCAAGTGTTTTTTGTGACGATAATACACCGTTTGTCAAGTACACATTCTTACCACTCAATAACAAAATGTCAATAATTTTTTCGTATAATGACACGATTGTTTTATCATGTACCCCGAATAATTCTGTTAGTGTAATATCACGTGATAACTTGTGTTTTGCAATGTTTGGTGTTAATGTTTGTATATCCTTGTTATTGGTTAATGCAAGATATAAGTGTTCCGCACTAAAATAATCATACATTGTAATATTGTAGCTATCATTACGTTTTAACAGTTGTGGTTTAAGCCATGATATTTTATATAAATCACCATCCTTATAAACATGAAATCCTTTGCGCTTATAATATGTTTTACTTGCGTTTGATATGGACAAAACATTTATTGAGAACTTGTATTGCTCAAATGCCGTATATATTAATTCATCGAATTCATTAACTTTCATGAACCTGCTCCATTGTCAATTGTTAACGAACCGTCTGTTAATGCGGTATATCTATTAAACAGTTCTCGTTCGTCATCGCTGTCACCATTAAGGACATCAACAACGGATTTACGTATAACCTCAGAGCGGTCAACATGTCTATACAAGTAGGTTTTAACTGTAAAGCTTAGCTGCCACATGATATGTCTAACGTCATCAAATTCACCATCATATTCGACAGAAAAACTCGCACTTGTTAAATCAACAATTAAATTATTTTCAATGTTAAGACCTGGTATGTCTTGCACTTTGATAGTTAATCCTGGTGCGAAGTTCGGAAGTATTTGTTCTGCTATTTTAAAACTATCGTCTAGTTGCTTAGTTGCAAAATAAACCTCAAACATAACATCATACGGCACCCTGTTATACATATACTGACCCGACTCTAAATTGGTATCGTCACGTATTTTATGCATTTGGTTTTTGTTTCTTTCTGGTGCGTAGTTGAGCGCTATTATCTCATATCCCAATACAGGATATGAAATACCTTTAAGCGGTGCGGTTTTATCAGGATGACTTGCTAACACTTCAACAAACTTTTCTTTCTGTGCATAGTGGACTGGTACACGCACTGTTTTCCCACTGTCAAGTGTGATATTAATACCATCAAACATAGTACCAAACGCTACAATCAACCTCCTAAATGTCCCGTGGTAATAATTGTTAAACATTAAATTTCTCCAAATGGGTTATTACTAGGTATAACAATGTCGTCCATTTCTGTTCCAATTACGTCATTAATTTCTGTCTTATGCGCATTATCATTTAAAAAGTCGTTCATATTATCGTTATCAGTATCAAAGTCATCATGACTAGGGCTGTAAATTTGACAGCCTACTGTGTACACGTAATTCTTACCAAACTCAAAACGGTTCTCATTGCCAACCTTAACGCTTGTTATCTCATAAATGGTATTGATATAACTATTATTTAATACGCGAGAATCACCAATATAAACCAAGTCACCCTCACGTGGTCTTAACAGCGTATCATCATATATAGAAACGGTAGAGTCCCATGATTCCATTGATACAACTAATTCTAATGCACTGTCAACTAACCACCCGAACTTACTCATACTGAAATTATTGTTTGTGCCAATACCACCATCAGGCGCATACATTTCTATTGTATGCGTATTCTTAAACGTGCTAAATTTTGGTTCACGTAAAATTTCATCAAGCTCTGGTATATCACGTTTAATGTACAAAACATCTGTACCATGTATTTTTATTGATTCTGTCATTAGCGATTGAAATAAATCCTGTTCAACTATATTAGACGTAGTATTGAAGTATTTGTTAGTAGCCATATTATATTCTCTTTTTATTATATTACATACTGCTCTTTAAATAATCCTTTGCAATTTCTCTAATAATACTATCATTGTTTCTAACTGATATTGGGAGTACTGCGCCTTCACTGCTACCCGATGAAACTGTATGCGATTGTGCTGGTGGTGTGACAATAGATTGTTCCGCTTGTCTACTTGATTGCATTCTAACTCTATTATCAAAATTATTTTCTGTAATTTTACCTAAGCCTTCTTGCATGAACTTATCAGACGGTAATACGTCTTTTAATAACTCGTCATAGTTTTTATTTTTCAAATTTTTATAAATGCTACTGATACTACTATGATTATTAATGCCTGTTATGTCATTTACGCTTATGTCATTTGAACTTTGTTGTCTATTTGTACCAGTACGGCTAAACCCACCTGGACCATAACCTGCATATTCCTTGTCTATAACACCTTTAACGATTTTACCCATTTTCTTATTACCAGTTACTTCTCCTAAAACTCCACCATAGTCCTCGTCTTGTGCACCTTTAGCGATTTTACCTAGTTGCTCATTACCAGTAACAGCACCAAGTATACCAGCATAGTCTTTGTTTTCTATCATGCCAGATATATTACCAAATCCAGGTAAAACATCTTCTAATATAGTACCAAAATTACCGCCAAACAAGCGCTCCCACCATTTTTGTTTGCCGCTACCGCCAAACCCAGTAGTACCTGAAATACCACTCGTGTCGCCAAGCTGCCTATCAGGATTCTTAGTAAAGCCAGGTGTTTTGTTAATACCACTAGAATCGGCTTGCTGTCTATCCTTATTGCCTCCTAGTATACGCTTTAAATTATCAGACATTGTACCGTTTTTATTTGGACCATTACCAAAATCTGTTAGTACATATTCATCCTTGCCTGTGTATTCACCTAATGATGGTATGGGAGCGCTTTCTTTTTTGGGTGGTATGTAATCTTCTCCACCTTTGATAAATTCACGCAAACCATCAAGTTTATCACTAGTAAAAACACTAGACATCATATGACCGATTTTCTCAGACATTGACATTTCTGGAGCCGGCTCCGGCATTGTTGGGGTGCTGTTATCACCTGTTAATGCACTTGTACCTGTACTTCCGCCACTTCCGTACCTAAACGTTTTAACCCATTCGTACTTGTCAAGTGTATAACGTCTACCTTGTTTGTGGTCTGAATACCATGTACCGTTCGCGAAAATTTGTATATGTCCCGCATGACTACTACCTTGGCTTTTACGTGGACCTAGTACATCAACGTCACCATTTTGTGAAGTTTCTTTTGGGCTTATTTCTTTAAAACCACGTTGCATTAAAGCAGGCACTGCTTGTTTGGCTTTTGCAATACCAGATGCACCCCATGTCCTAGCATCATTTGAAGTTGATTTTGTAGTTGGAAATCCTGCTATACCAGCGCGTCCTAAAATAAACCAAACCGCACGTGCACACAATCCAAAATCAGACTCTTTTTGATTGCCAATCATACCTTCAGCAGATGCCGCGATTTTATCACCGTCTAATACAGGAGTTGCATAGTCAGGCATACCCATATCATTTTTATAAGACGAATCACCTTGCGTTTTTTTGAGCAATACACCCTGCCCACTCATATTAGTGGTTTGACGAGTTTGACCGGCACGCATGACACCACCAGCTTCTAAGTTTCTTTGTTTCTTATTAGGTACTGATGTTGGTTTGTTGTTCTTGCCTGTAATTTTATTGTACGCATCTTTGGCTAGTGCATATGGTGCTTGAGATGCAATTTTTACAATGCCACTAGTTGAACCAAAGTTATTAGATAAACCACTAGATGACGTTTCATAATCCTCGATTGGTATGTTATAAGCGTCTGCTATTGACGTGTTCCTAGTATTAGGTGAAAACCAGTTACCCATTCTACCCATAGTAGGTTTACTACTAGTGGGCATTTTAATTTTAAAACCACCACTGTTTCCGCCACTTCTCATAACACCAGAACCGGTATCCATGGTAGGATTCTTTGGCATCATAACACCAGAACTATCTATGCTGGTGTTAGATGACACTTTTGGTTTTGAACTTTTTTCTTTACCATTCACTACTGTTTTAAGCATAGCCATAGGCGATACCATTTTAGCAATAGAACCTGCTTTCTGTAATGTTGTGCCACCATTTATTTCTGTTGCAAACGACTCACCATCTGCAATATGACCGCGCATTTTATTATACGCTTGCTTAACAGTAACATTACCACCTTCATATAATGCTGGATTATTACTAATTTCTTTGGGTGTTAAAACAGTGGATACTTTAGCATTGGGATTGTTTTTTAATTTTTCCAAAAACTCAGGGCCACGACCGGCACCTAAATTGTGCATAGCATAAACGTCTGCACCTCTATCACCGCCACTTATTTTTGCTGATGCTGTCATGTTGTCTTTTGTTAGTGCTGCCAGTGCCATTGATTGTACACTTTGACTTCTTCTAAGCGCATCCATTTCACGCTCTGATAAATTAGACCCGATGCCCATTTCTTTACCGTGTTTTCTGAGCGTACCGTACCATGTTTTATCAACAAATTGCCCTAAGCCGTGCGCAGATGATAAAGCATTTTTGCCAGCGCCTTTGTTATAAACAGTGTTACGTGAAGCATTAGAACTTACAGGGGCTGCCGACGTACTAAATGACCTACCAGACTCAAAATATGCAATCTTAGCCAATAGACCTGCATCAACGCCAAATTTAGTAGCAGCAGATTTTAAGTCGCCTTTTACTTTGCCAAAGTTTTCTTTAGCTGACGCGCTTGGTTTTGTATTTGAACTAGGTATATCATTATTGTCATTTCCGCCGCCAATCCAAGCTGGTAACATACTCTTTATTTTATTAATAACAGCAGTTAATGGACTTGACGCAAATGCAACCATTGACGCGACACTGCCTTTGATTGTGTTTAATATTTTAGGTCCATAATCGCCTAACATATCCATCATTGATTTTATACCACCACCAATGTCTTTAAACATTTTTGGCATAAAGCCTTTGATACTATCAAGCATTTCATCGGTGCCTTCTAGCAACTTTTCCTTTGTCTTTGTGGTCATGTCTGATAAATTATCAGTGAACTTATTAAATGATAACCTTTGTTTTTGCGTGGTTTTAACAGCGTTATCATTAACAGCATCTATACCCTTGCGGGTTGACCTAATAGTTTTTTCGCTTTCCGCATTGGCCTTCTTGCTCGTATCACGTGCAACTAAACCCGCTTGTATTGCTAATGCCGCGGCTGTACCGAGTCCTGGTACTGTACTAGCTATGCCACTAACCGCTTCAGCTAGTGCACCAACATAATCTCCCTGTGAAGCGCGCTTAGCAGCGAATGCTCCACCAACAGCCAAACCAATACCAGGTATCAGCTTACTACCCATTTTAGCAGCACCTTTACCAACAGCTTTCAAACCAGTAACGGATGCGACTTTTTTAGCAATTGCTGTAACACCAGTAGCACCAGCGACTTTGGCAACACCAGCAACCATAGCTTTAGTCCCAGCACTCGCCAACGCTTTAGTCGCGCCTGCTACAGCACCTGTCGCACCGGTCATTTTTCCCATCATGGGTGCAAGTAATAATCCCAATCCAGCTAGTAGTCCACTTAATATACCACCAGACTTTTCCTCATTGCCAAGTTTATGTATAAGTTCTTCTGTGTTACCGTTAATTGAGCTTAGTAATGAAAGCGCTTTCTGTTCAAAGTTATTTTCATTATTTTTAGCTACTGCCGCAGCTTGCGCACTAGCATTACCCTTTTTTAATTTAGTGTATAATCCTTTAGCGCGTTCAGCATTACTGGCACGTTCAGAATCTTTAGATTCAAAACTATCCTTAACTTTTTGCTTCGTTATGTCTTTAGCTTTATTTTTTGCGGCACCTGTTGCTTTTGATGCAACTGCTCTTATTATTGGTAACATAGTATCATCATTTCTTTAAGGCCTCTATGCTAGTATTTAGCTGCAATATTTTCTTTTCTAATGTCTCAATATACTTATGCTCCTTAATAGCGTCTCTTTCAGCTGTTTTAATGCGCATGATAATGCTTGTATATTCTTTCTTAATTGTGTCAAACCCTTCAATGTCTTTATTAAGCCCTTTGAATACTTTCTTAAAAGACCCAAAAACATTAGTCATTTCATGGTCTGTTCTAAAAACAACTGACGTAGTAAAGGCACTAAAATCATTTTCAATAGAAACCTTTACATTTAATTCGTCAGCAACCATGATTAATTCCTCATAAAGATTAACGTATTCGCGCATTTTAGTACGCGCGTCACGTTTATCAGTACGCGCTCGTCGTATACCACCTGATAATCGAGTGTAGTCGGTTACTTTCTTTTTCTTATCACGAGACACATCCTTCATTTTAGACAAGTCTAGTGATGCTACTGAATCTGCCAACTTATCAATGGCACCCATGTTTCCGTTGTTAGCCGCCTTGATAAGCGCGGATGCTGATTTACCTAATATACTCATATTTTTTCACTCTCTTCTTGTACGTCACGTGCTAAAAGCAGTTTTATTAAATTAAATTCAAATGGTGCTAGTTGCAACATGTCAGCCATCGGTAAATTAAAGTCCTTGCTGGCATCTTTTAAGTCTGTTATAAACTGTATAAACATGCCAGGCACGTACATTACGCGAAAAAAGATTGCATACCTCTAAAACGTATAACGTCTTCGTTTAAACATTTCGGGCATTGAATTTTAAAGTCATATCCAAGTTGAGGTTCATTATCAATAAATAGGATAATATGCTCAACTGATTCTGGTGACAATGTTCCGAACCAATCATTAAATTGCTCGAATGTAATGTCATCTTGTTTGGTAGTAACGTTCTCAGCTAAAGAAATAGTGTAATCAAAGTAGCTAAAAATGACACGTATATCAACATCTTCGTCTTCTTCCATCTCAGAAAGTTCATGTTTTTCACTAGCAGACGGTAAGCGTAAATGTAGTTCAGCATCGTCACTAACCTTAACTACTTTACTTTCGTTGAAATTTTCTGTATAATCAACAGTGGCAGCGTCAATTGGGATAATGATTTTAAAATCGTTACCACACTCAACTAATGGTAATTCGTAATCTTCGCTTTCAGAGTCCAATTCATCAGTAACTTCGTCGTTTGCTTCTGTTTGTTTGGGAAACTCCACTTCATCAGAAACGTCCAAATCTTCAGCTTCTTCTACAAATTCTGGTGTCTGCTCAACTAAGTTATGACACTTGTATTGACCTTCAACTTTATTTTGCACACTACGAATATAGATTTTTAGGAATAGAAATTCAAGTTCTGCTTCTGTTAGTTTGCTTGCGTCTACATTATTATCGGTGCATGCGTCAACAATGTCTAATGTTGTGTTGAATACGCTTGAACTATCTCCAAGTTCAATAGCAGTTAATAGGCTTTTATGTTCAGCGTTAATAAAGTTTCTAAATTTAATTTTACCAACACTAGTTAACTCCGTCGTAAACGTTGGGTGTTTAATTACCGGTAAACTCATTATTGTATATCCTCATTTATTTTTTTGTTAGCTACATATATTTTGTCTTTCAAAAAATCAATAATATCCGTGTAGTCCATATCAATCTTTTTTACTGTTATATTTATACCACTGTCTTTAGCAGCTTTCCACCTATGATGACCGTCAACAATAAAGTCATCATTAGAAACTAAAATGGGATTGTCAAAAGCATTATCTCTAATGATTGATTTTACTTTACCATCATTAAATTCACTTTGAGTTGGTGTAAAAATGCCAGTGGTATCGGCATATTCTTTTACATTAATACCATCACTGACCACATCCTCTATGAATGCTTTATCGTCAGTGATATTAGGTAACCGGTGTCGCTTAACTGTGCCTATAGGCTTTACATGTCCAGCCATTCCGCTTGTAAAGTTTTCTTCTATGAATTGCTCAAATGTCTTTATTGACATTGTAGACTTCCTTTAATCTGTTAATATTATTGATATTTACAGCATTTTTGGCGCGGGATTTTGTGCAAATTTTAGTGGATAAGCTTTTAAGAATAGGATTGGTACTATTTCTATTTTTGCATTTGCCGATAATGGCAACTGGAGAAAAAACAGTATCAAGCATAACTTCGCGACCGGTGAAAACTTTGGTACAATAAATGTATAATGAACCATTAATAAATTTATAGTCATCGAAGTTAGTTACAGCAACGCAACCGTTAGGTAATATATCACTGCCATAGACACAACTATATAAATCGAATCCTGTAGTATCAATTATTAATTCCTTAGAAAGGTTTCTACTATCAAAGTTTTTAATTTTAAAACGCTTGATTAATTTATTGATAACTTCTTCTGCGCTATCATTTAATAAACCGTCAGCACTTTCCCAAAACGTGTTACCACCATTCATTTTAATACTGATTGGCGCGGACTTTGTTTTGGTTTTTATGCACACGTCTTCTTTGTTGACAACTTGCGTTATTTTATCTCGTGCACTCAAAACGTTTCTATTTAAAACGTCTGTAACATCGGTAACCACATATTGAGTAACACTATCAGAAAATACAATAGTAAGCGGTTGATATTCACTGTATAGTTCAACCAGCCTGTTCTCGTTTTGTTTATGCGTGTTTTTAATAATAGGTTTAATCAATACATCAAAGTCCATAGTGGATATAACACCTATGGAGCTTTTACTAGTATTAGGTAAAAACTCCGCATCTATGTCTAATATTTCCGTCATTAACTTCATTACTTTTTTAACTACGCTGTCACGCTTTGAATGTGAACATTTAATGTTATACGTGGCTTTGTTTTTTGAGGATGTCATATCAGTATAAACAACCTCAGGTATCATCATTAGCGAACTATACATCAACATATTGTTCATATTCATCAATGCTATCCTTATCGGTATTACTTGAGAAGTTAATCTTACTTTTAGGTTTTTTCTTTGTACCTACTTTCAACTTATCAGCTTTTGGGTCAGCACTTTTAAAGTTTGGTGCACTGTATATATCAGTGATACCTTCAATTTCAGGTTTAGTATCATTTAATCTGTGTTTTGATACATCAATACCCATATTCCAAGTAACGTAGCGTTGTTTGTGAAAGCGCGTTTTAAGTTGAATAAATTTAATTTCGCGTAGCCTATCAAGTTCTTCGGTACGTATGACAGCCCAAACCAAATCAGCTGTTCTTGCAATACCTTGACTATCTGATAGTTGACTTAACGAAACGTCAGTGGCTTCCATCGCTTCTGTTTTAAGTTGTGCTGCTGACCAGTAGACACAATTATATTTAACAGCGGTCGCACGCATCTCTTCCGCGATACTATTATAATATTGATACATGTTAGCGTTTTTACTGATAGATGAACTAGCATTAATAGTGACGTAATCATTAATAATAATAGTAGGCTTGAAACCTTTCTTAAGTTCAAGTTCTTGTAATTCAGCTTCAACACGTAAACTTGTACACGTACCAGTAGGGAATTCTTTTATGATAAGTTTACCAGTATTGCGTTCCTTCATTTTTGCAATCTTTGCTAGGTACTTAGTCTTCTCAATTTTGACTAGTTTGTCAGTATCAATGCCCATCATACTAGCATCGGCACGTTTACCAACTTCCATTTCACTAACCTCGTTCGTAATATAAAGAACGTCATAACCTTGTTCTTTATACATCGAAGCTAGAATAATGAGCAACAACGTCTTGCCGACGTTTACGCCTGCGGCGATAAGGTTGAATGTTTTAAGCGTAACACCACCATTTGTAATAGCATTAAGCGTATCAAGTGCGAACGGTATTTTATTTTCGGGACTGTTATAATATTCCCAACGGTCTTCGGCATCTTCATCATAATCATGTCCAACAGAATTGTTGAATGTAATACAAATAGCATCCTTAACTAGTTCTGGAAGTGCACCAACCTTTAAAGTTTTATCGTCGCCAGTAAGCACTTCATATGCGGTGTATATTGCGTTGTGTAATGCTCTGTTTTGACAGAATTTCTCGGTTTTATCAACTACATATTCCGTATCCTTTGGTATTGTTATATTTTTGATGATACCAACCGTATCAAGCATGTTAGTTATTTGACGCTCGTCTATTTCGGCTGACGTAATAATATTACACATAATAGTATAATCAGGTACTTTACTATACTCGGTGCTATATTTTTTGATTATATTAAACACTCGCCTGTCATCGTCACTATGAAAATATTCGCTTTTAATAAACGGTATTACTTTATTAAAATATTCTTTGTTACCCATTAAACCAGATAATATTAAATGTTCGTCTGTTATGTTCATATAAATCTCTTATACTGTATATGGGTTGGTGTTAAATGTTTTTAACGTATCAGTTTCATCGGCCTCTGGTGCTTCTTCAAGTGCGGTAACTATAATAGCAGTAACTAATTTTCTAATATTATCAGCTTCACTTTCTAGTTCAATCGAATATGCCAATTCTATATCAAGTTGTTTGTCAGCTATACCATGTATAATGCACGTTATGGTATAACCATCATATTCAGCTAATTCTAAGTTAAATTCAGTTACTTCATTAATTACATCTTTGGTCATGTAGTACTCCTTAATTTATTTCATACTATAGTAACAGTTTATCCCTTAAAACACAACTACTACGGCACTCTAATTGTTATTGACAAAATAGTTACAAATCTTTACTTGACAATACTTGACATGGGTGTTATTCTATCATTTATACAATATGCTTAAGAAATTCTCTATACCCTATGCGCCTGGGATATATATATGTGTTATGTGTGTTTGATATATATGACCGTTGCGTATAATCGAATTAGTATTATGTTTTACGTTATAAAAGTATAGTATGCTCTTCATTGTTCACTCAATTTTTATTTGCGATTACTTTTTATAAATCACTTGATTAACCATGCTAGTCTTGCTATAGTTAGTATATTGGGATTTAGTCAAGTTACTAGTGTACTATATAGTATTGTCATTTTAAAACACTCGTTTATTAATTTTTGTTATAGTAGTTATATCATGACAGTAATAAAGAAGTTATATATTTTAACGATGTACTAGATGCAAATGCTGTCAGTGATTGGTGGTAACAACAATTGACATGAAATATTTCGTACTGATTATCCACACTGAGTCAAGAAATTTATTACTAAATAAGATGTAATGCGTAGCAAAATAGTGGGCTTGTCTCACTATTTTTTTGGTTAAAAGTATGCTAAAATAGAATTTCAAATTATCAACAAGGTTAATATCATGAATAGTAAAAGTCTAGTAGTTTTAAGTGGTGGACTTGATAGTACCACTAGTTTGCGCTTAGCAATTGAGGATTATGATGAAGTAAGTGCTATTAGTTTCTTTTATAATCAAAAACAAAGTGTTGAACTTAAACTTGCAGGCGAAACTTGCAAGCGTTTAGGTGTACCGCATAAAATTATTGATATCTCATTTTTAGGTGATATTGCTAAAAGTACATCTACTAATATTAGCGGCAGCGATATTGATATGCCAACAATCAACCACGTATTAGGTGACCCGCAACCTGTTACCTACGTACCTAACAGAAATATGATTATGCTGTCAATAGCAGCCAGCTACGCAGAGACAAAGGGCATTAAAGATGTTATATGTGGATTTCAAAGTAATGACACATATGGTTATCATGACACAACAACTTCCTTTTTAAGCAAAATTAATAGTGTATTGAGTGAGAATAGAACGCATACAATAACAGTATCAGCACCATTTATCAGCTTGTCAAAGTTTGATGAAATAAAAGCGGTATATGAACTCGATGGTAATATAGACTTGTATAATACTACTATTACGTGCTATAATCCAAATGACATTGGTGAAAGTTGTGGTGTGTGTCCATCGTGTGCTGAAAGACTAAGAGCATTTGCTGATATGGGAATGACAGACCCGATTGCATATGTAAAATAAATCTTAAATTATGTGGAGTATTATCATGGGTATTGCAATACGTGATTATTACAGTGTTACAGAAATTCACTATTTCGTGGATGATGAAGATGGTATACAGTGACTTATGCCAAGCAGATACTAACAAGTACATTTTACAATTAATACAAACATTTGAACATGGCGCATGTAACGGTTTTGTTGAATTCTCATAAAGGGATATAATATGTGTGGTATATATGCAAGTTTTAACGATGAAAAATTCGAAGCATTACGATTGGTAAATAAGGTACGAGGTGTAAAAAATATTACTAAAAAAACTATCTTTATGAATGGTGTTGGATATATGATTGGACACATTCAAAGCCCAACATCTAATTCAGCACACTCGCACCCAGCAACCCTTAACCATTGCGATTCGCTGTTATGGCATAATGGTATTGTAAAAGAAAAGCAATTAGAAGAGCATTCATATATGGATTTTGGTGGATGGGATACACACTTTATTCTACAAATCATTGATACTTATGGTTTTGGTGCTCTATCTAATATTGACGGGTCTTTTGCGTGTGTGTATTATAGTAACAATGAATTATTTATTTTTAGAAATGAGATAGCACCATTGTACATTGATATTGATTTAAATTTATCAAGTCTAAAATCGAGTGATATGGAGCTTTTACCCCCAAACAAAGTTTTTTATATTAATGATGATAATGAACTAATTGTTGTTGCTGAGTTTACCACAAAAAATAATCCGTATAAACTAGAGGGATAACATGACAGAGAAAGTAAAAATTGATTATGTATTCAGTGGCACAGGTATGCTTAAACTGATACCACCTAAGCGTCATTGTTCTGCTAAATATCGAGCTATGCGACTTAGTACAATTAAAGAAGGTGTTACACTCATTAACAAGAACTTAAATGAGCGCCTAACAGTAATGGATGTTGGTATGAGTATTTTGTTTAATGCTTATACAGAAAGCCGTTGGGGTAACTTCTATCGAACTAGTGATAAAATTAGCTTTGATAAGCTATATGCGGATAGTGGAGGATTGCAAGTCGTAACGCGCGGTAAGCAACTTACAGACTTAATGAAAGATGAAATTTACAAAGCACAAGATGAAGGTGATGTTGCGTTTTGTTTTGATGAAATTCCTCTTGAGAAAATGTGTGAACATACAGACCTTGCAGGTAGTAACCGAGCTGTTATATCATCAAAAATATTCAACACAAAACGTTTCGATGAATGCGCACGTAAAACCGCCGAGAACGTAAAGTATCAATTGTCACAACTTTCGCGTGCACGTATTTCTTATATCATACAAGGTAACACGTATGAGGATATGATACGTTGGTTTGATATCGCATATGAAGTATTAGGTGATGATATTGAGAAATTACACGGTATTGCACTTGCTGATACGTGCATGGGTAACGGGGAATTAGAAACATGTGACATGTTATATGCAGGTGCTCATATTTTTAAGACGTATACCAATCTCCCTAAAAACTTGCATTTATTGGGTGTTGGCTCAGGTAGACGTATGTTGCCTGCTATCATTTTATGCCGCAACGGTTTTATGGGTGATGTTATTTTAAGTTCTGATAGCAGTACGCAGAGCATGCATTACATGATGGGTAAGTCGATATCATTTGATAAAAAACTAACTGATTATGAATCATTTAAAATGTTTGTTGACGAAATGGAACCTATATATTCAAAACTAATTGACAATTATGATGCAGATGAATTAGTTCGTTTTATTCTTGCAAACAACAGACAATCAGCGGCCGTTGAAGAAGTATGTTATAATCCAGAACATAGATTTCATACTATTGGTTTTTCCATATGTCCACTATATGGTATTTGGACATCGAATAAATTGTTCTTAGACATTGAGCGTATGTTAGGTGAAACGTCTTATATTACGTTATTAAACCAAGTTACTAAACTTGAGGATTATGTTGATTGGCGTAATAAAAATTATAGTAACTTACAATCAAAGCGCATTAAAAGAAAGCGCGTAACTATTTTAGACTTAATGGGATAATTATATGAATAATTTAAATGATATTGCAAGCAAGTCACTTGGTGACAGTACCAGTTATGCCGTGTACACTGACAAGGTTGATGCTACACTGTTAAACCCTATGCCACGCGAGCTTGCACGTGGCGACCACGATATTATTACTAGTGGTAATGGTTGTGATGTTTGGCACTGCTACGAAGCAACATTTTTAGGCGCGACAGGTATTCCGCAAGCGGGTGTTTTAAAAATCATTGTACCGCACGATAGTGAATTTATCGTTGAAAGTAAAAGTTTAAAGTTATATCTAAACACATATGATATGGTCAAGTTTGACAAGTCCACGGACTATGCCACTAGTGTTGAACGTGATATATCATCATTATTAAATTGTCAGGTTACGGCTACATTCTTTGAGTATAGTGAATTTGAGAATGATACTATCGTAAGTCGTTATGATATACATGAGACAGTAACTAACAGCATGTCTGTTGATTCTTATGATGGCGAATTTAGTATACCACCAGCAACTGCGGTAATTAAAGGTATTCCAATTACGCATAATATCTATATGCCAACTCTTAGAAGTCGATGCAGACATACCAAACAAAAAGACAGTGGTGCAGTCAGTATTATTATTAGAACTGGCGTAGCAGTAGATGTTACTAGTATCATGAAATATGTTTATTCCTTGCGGGAAGTTAATGAGTTCCACGAATTTTGTGCTGAGAAGATTTATACAGAAGTTAAAAAAGCATACGGCGGAGATGTTGCAGTGCATTGCTTTTATGTTAGGCGTGGTGGTATTGATATTAGCCCTTGTCGCTATGATGATTTTGGTTATGATACACCTGTATTTTCGGGTTTTGGCAATAGTAATGTATTGATTAAAGGGTTCCAAGGGCAGTAGTATAACAGCGCTGGATATGTTATTATAGTTCAGCGCCACTACAATTAATTTAAAAGGTCGCTATTATGAGTAAGAAGTTTTATATTACAGAGGTATTTTATAGTGTACAGGGCGAGGGTACGCATGTAGGCGCACCGTCAGTATTTGTACGGCTGTTTGGTTGCAACTTGCAATGTCAGGGGTTTGGTATGCCTAAGGGTGAACTAAGCAATGAGCGCGAAGACGCGTACAATATGATAACCACAAAGGACATTACTACAATTGAAGAGCTACCACTTGTGAAAACAGGTTGTGACAGCTATGTGGCGTGGGATAAACGGTTTAGACATTTGAGTGAAAAACTGACCGTTGAAGAAATCGTAGAACGTATTGTTGATATTACACCAAACAAGTCACTTAATGGTATTCATGTTGTGTTTACTGGTGGCGAGCCAATGTTAAATCAACGATTGATTAATGATGTTTCTAGTTCACTATATCATTGGCATTCTCTTACAGACATTACAATCGAAACTAATGGTACAAAGTTACCTGATACTAATTTATGGTTAGGTTTATCGGATAAAGTCGACGTTACATTTTCTGTCAGTCAAAAACTCGCATGTAGTGGTGAAAAAGCAGATGCGCGTATCAACTTAACAGCGCTAGATGTTTTGTTCAATCAGTTAAGGTATAAAGATGCGGTTGATTGTGTATATAAATTCGTTGTGGCTGATGAAGTTGATGCGGAAGAAGCGTTTGATATTGTTGACCAAGTGATTGACTTGGATACTTCATGGATATACGGTACAAGACCAACAGTATTCTTAATGCCTGTAGGTGGCACGAAAGATGATTACATCGCCAACAGCAAAGGTGTAGCTGATTTAGCGCTTGCTTATGGTGTGCACTACTCACCACGTTTGCATATTGATATCTATGGTAATGCGTGGGGTACGTAATACTTCTTTACAAACGCTTTTATTTATAATATACTGCCCATTGAAATAACTTTTATTTTTAGTAGTAAATAAAAATAAAAGGAGTAACACAATGGACAACTTGATTTACGCATTACTTGAACGTTACAATGAAGAGCTTATTTTTGACAATCCTGAACTTGAGGGTTTGTTAAGAGATACTGATAAGGAGCACACAATGGAGCGTGTGGTCACTGAAATGTCAATAATCGTGGATGAATACGTTAACAGCTTAGGTGACTAATATATATATGATGGACTTTGTTTTACAAGCACACGAACACTCCAAACAAAGCATCGACCCTACACGAGGGGTTGGTGCTTTACTTTTAAAAAACACAAATGATGCTATAGTTAGTCGCGGACATAACACCTTTCCTTTTTGGCTTGATATTTCTAAACTAAGTACAATGACAAAGCTTGAGAAAGGGGTATTAGCCACGCATGCAGAGATTGAATGTTTAGAAAATACTCATAATAGTTTTGTACCTGATGATAATAATTACACTATGGTTATATCGTGTGCGCCATGCCTGAATTGCTCGATGGCTATTGTTAATAGTAATATTAATATTACAAAAGTAGTGTACTTAAAACTGTGGCATTCACCAGCTTTTATGCTTAGGTTTAGTATACAAGAATCAATGCAATACCTACATGATAATAATATTGAGGTCAGCGAAATATGTCCTACTCACTAAAAGATATCGCAAAAGACTATGTCGCAAATCGTATAGAAATGAGTGAAGATACACTTGCAAATGACAGACTTGAAATTTGCAATACATGTGAACATAAAAGCAAGTTAGGTGTATGTAATAAGTGCGGTTGCTTATTACGAGCCAAAGTAAAGTACAAGAAATCCTCTTGTCCTATTGGTAAATGGTAAATGGTAAAAGGAGTAAAAGCATGAATAAACTAACACTGCCAAACGGTGATGTAAAACTGGCTAGAGAAGGCTGGGAGCTTAAAAGTTTAGAAGGCTGGGACGGGATAACATTTAAAGAATGTATTGGCATTTAACTTAATAAATAATTGGAGATATTGTATGTTCATTGGGAAACAACATTGCGTTATTTGTGACATAGACGGCACACTTGCACACGAAAAACTTAATGCTGATGGTACGCCAGTACGTGGTTGGTATGATTATGAATTAGTACATACGGACGTATTTGATACAACTATCGGTTCAATGATATATGGGTTACATTGTGATTTTAACGCCACTATTGTTTTCTTAACAGCGAGAGTCTTCGAATCGTTTGACGTTACTAAAAAATGGCTTGAATCATATATGTATACATATGGTTTAGAATATGGTCATGATTATGTACTGTATACACGCTCAGAAGATGATGATAGCTGCGACAGCGTATATAAGGTAAATATGATTAAGAACACAATCATACCAACACATGGTGAGGTTATAGTTGCTTTTGAGGATAGACCTTTAGTGGTTGATAGTCTACATGATATAGGTGTTAAAGTATTTGCTGTTTCTGACCAACGGGTAAAATTTTAATGTATATATATATAATAGTAACATATTGTTGATTGGGTTATTCGCTGTTTTGTTAGTTTAATGTGTATAAGACGTTAAATATCTATTGACAGGCTATGCTAGTCTTGCTATAATTATTGCGTAGGTTGGGAAAAGAGGTGTTTAACCAGTCCACAAGAAATAAATTTATATTATTGGAGTTTAAAATGAAACAGTTTTTTAACAAGAAGTTTTACAGTGACGTAGTGCCATATGAAATCGTTGAAGTAATTAGTCCTAAGAAAATACATGTCCGGGAAATGGACGCCAAACAACTCGACAAACCAGTTTACGATGATGTACATGGATTTATTAATAACAAAGACATTCGCTATGATTATTCAAGTAATGATGATAATCGTGTTGTAACAATAACAAAACGTAAAGACGGTGAGTGGTATCAAATAGGCCAAAAGTCTGGTAAGTACGAAGTTCGTTTTACTAACAATGATAATCCTAAAAAATACTATGATTATTCATTCTAATTTAACACGTTACGAAAGACAGGTACTTAGGTGCCTGTTTTTTTATACCTTCTAATGACAAATAAATAATAGTATCAAACGGAGTATATGTGTATAAATTAATTTTAGCTATAATGCTAACCATGCCAATGACGGCATACGCTGGTGGTATTGATTGTATGGCAAAAGCTATCTATTTTGAGAGTAGGGGTGGGACAGACAACGACCAGTTAGCAGTAGCGCATACAGTGCAGAATAGAGTTAAAAGTAAACAGTTTCCAAACAGTGTTTGCAGTGTAGTTCGACAGAAATCACAGTTTGCCCCTCATATTAGAAGTGGTGCAGCAATACGTGAAAAAAGCGCTTGGAGCAAGGCTAAAACATTGGCACGTAAAGTTATAAGCGGTAGTTCACGCGATTTTACTGGAAACAGTTTATATTTTCACACACCAGCCGTCAATCCACAGTGGTCGAATATGTTTAAAGTTACATATCGAAATAATCAACATATTTTTTATAAACCATAGGTAAGTTATGCATACAAACGATTTCGACAAGGTTAAAATCGTGTTTGGTCTTACTACTAATGAGCTTGAACATGCTTTAAGTGGTAAGGATAAGAGTGATAAGTTTGCATTGTATATGACAGCAATTGACCACGAATATAATAGCATACACATATTCAAACGTCATGATTTTAACATGCATACACAGTTTATGGATATACGTGGATATACCACTTTGTATCAACTGCTATGTAAGAGCCCATATACAATGCGTGATGATAAGGAACTTTTTCATTTTATTAGTAATCGTGTATGCGCAAGTAGAACACTACTTAAAGATGAACATTTATAATTCACAATAAGTTACATTTATGTCCTTAAATAAGGGCATTTTTTGTGGCTGTATGGTTGACAGGCTATGCTAGTCTTGCTATAATGTATTTGTAGGTTGGGAAAAGAGGTGTTTACCGCCACTCAACAAACAATTAATTTATATTATTGGAGTTACATATGTTTGATAAAAATCTAGCTAAACTAAACGAAGGTCGTGTTGGACTTAATGGACTTAATGGACTTAATGGTGTTAACGGAAAAGGTGAAATTCACGATGACGTTAAAATCATAGAATCAAATAATTTTAGATTTACGTATGCGTATGAATTAGGTGAAAAAGTTGAAATAATTTCTAAGTCCGCTTGGGTGATGATTTTTCATTAAGCTTTAATAAAGGCAAAGAATTAGATAGTATTATAGATATTCTACAGTCAATGAAATAATTTATATTATTGGAGTATATTATGAGTAACAAATATTCAGTTGAAGAATTACAGTTTATGTTTAATGAGGGTTTCCGTAAAGCAGAAAATGCTTGTTTAGCCTATCTTGCTCAACATGGTAGCAATGGCAGTTGTGGTTTTGCGTGGGTTGTTATTGATAAGTTTAATGATAAGAACATTGATGGTCGTCAGAAGATTGCGAAGGACCTTAAGAAGTTAGATTGTATCCCTGACAGTAGCGTAGGTGAAATAACTGTATGGAATCCTTCTAAATCCTCAACACAGTGCATATCAGCGTTAGAGGCAGGTGCGAGAGCATTTGCTAAACACTTAGAACCATTTGGTTTTTATGCTTTTATGGATTCACGTGTTGATTAATTACACACTGTTACAATTACAACTTGACCTTACCTACAGATATTGCTATAATGTATTTGTAGGTTGGGAAAAGGGCAGTTTATGCCAACATACAAATCACTTATTTATAT